GTTAACAACGTAGAAGATACCTTCTGAACCTTTGTTACCGTAAGTTGGGTTTAATGCAGCGTTAGCAGCACCTGAACCTGACTCAGCAGGAACAGCCTCGATCATTGCAGTCTCAAGGTAGTCCTCGAAACGCAAGCGAGTTTCGTGCTCACTCTTCAAATACCAAAGATATCCGGTAGCACCGTTTTCAGTGGTTACTTCTACCCATCCAATCTGTGCCATATCAGAACCGCTTACAGCGTATTTGTCCTTGATGATGATTGGAGAGTTGTCGAAGATTTCATCTTCAGCTTCCAAAGAACCGATCATTCCAACAGTTCCTTTCTTGAATTCAGAACCATAGATCCATACAGACAAAGTATCTGTAGAAGCAAAAGTCTGTCCACCTGCCTCGTAGTAAGCTACATCGAAAGTACCGTTTGTGGTGTTAACCGCAGTAACGATACCCTTGTTGCTAAGACCGGTTGCGTTGTCAGAAAGAAAAACTGTTTGACCTGCACGGATAGCGATACCGCTTACGTTAGCATCACTTACAGTGATAGTAGCGGAGTCGTCACCTGCATCGCCATCAGAAGCACAATCTACATACTTAGTATGTAAACGTCCTTGTTCAGCCCACTTAATCATATCTGAGTTAGAGGGCATTTCAGCACCTACCATACGTAGGAAAGATGCTACAGTGCGATTACCATAACGCTCAAATTCCTTCTCATAAGTATCAGGAAGATACTGATTCAGGAAGTTGAAGTTGGTAATGTAGTTTGTCGAGAGTGGTACCTGCTCCGCACTTGGCTGGAGCTGATAACCGGGTGAGGGTAATACTGCCATTTTAATTTAGTTTTTATATTTTTTTAATGCTGCGGATTTTTAGACTCCTTCCGGAATCCGGTGCAACCGCTTTCACCTGCATTCCCCCCTTATTAACAACCTCAGGCGTTTTACGCTCAGACATATTTATATTTTTAATCTTACGTAGTTCGCTTTCAGTAGCATCTGCCTGTCCTTGCTCGTAGAAGTACTTGGCAAATTTTTCAGGGTTCATCGCTATAGCCAAAGCCCTATGGTATCCTGCAGCGTCTTTAATCAGCCCTGTCTCATCCAAAAACTTATTGATAAAGTTCGCAGGTGTAGACTGAGCTTTTTTTAACTCTGTAGCAGACCCGGGAGAAAATACAATCTTCTTGTCGTCAATAGCGAACTCAAAACCTTTAAAGTCTTTACTAAAGACCTCATCGGACTTTTGGTCAAACCATTTCCGCTTACGCTCGTTTTCCTCCTGCAGGGTTTTAGCCTGTTGTGTATACTGACGGTACTCTTCATACTCCTGAGTTTCTTCGGGAGACAAGCCATTTGCTCTTGACTCAAGAGGCAACTTGTACTTTTCCTTCTGCTCATTGAAGTAATTCTTAGCTTCCGCAATAGCCTTTTTACGTGCTATCTTAACCTTCTTTACTTTGGCTTCATCATCGATATCTTCATCGAATGAGTAGTCCTCCATTAACACATCAATGTCTTCTTTGTCAAGACCCTGCTGTGTAGAAGAAAGATATTCACGAAGAATTTGATCAGGGTCCATCTCATCGTAGTCCTTGTTAACTTTAATGAAGTCATCAAAACCACGCCCTGTCTCTTTCTTAAATTTCATAAAAGCAGCCACATCTTCGGGGAGAGGCTCAGACTCTTGTCGCTCTGATACCAACTCATCAAAAGAGTTAATCTGCTTGTTATAGCGTTTTCCAATATATGAAAGAACTTGTTCTTCTGTCAGCTCGGGCTCTTCCGCGGGAGGTTCAATCTTAGACGTATCGATTTTTATATCATCCGTCTTTTCTCCGTTCAATTCTTTTTCGTGCTTTTCAAGAAGCTCTTTTTCAACTTCCTGAACGCTTTTACCCTCCGTTGTGTCAAGAGCTCTTACTTTAATTTCCATTAGATTAGATTTAATTTGTTACAAATTTATACAAAAATTATGAAACTTTTAGCGAGGTTCAAACTCCGCTAAGTCAAAGCCATCAAGGGTATCCTCGTTTGACTCGAAGTTCATCGGAGGTAGGTTGTTCTTCCTTTGGTTGATAAGCTTTGACTGTTCCGTATTTTGTTGGCTTATACGCCTTGCCTTCTCCTTTTCCTTCATATCCTCTCTAGTCATAAGAGCTGTCTCTTTAAGACCACCCAACCTCATTTGATATTGGAACTCTTCGCCCATAAGCATACGCTTCATCTCCGCTTCAGCACGTAGCTTTTCAATTTCAAAAGCCACTTCAGCCTGCTTGAGCTGCATTTTGGCTTGAGACTCAAGCTGAATCTTTTGCATTGCTGTTTGGGCAGCCATCTGCTGAGACTGTAGTTGCTGCTGCGCCATCATAGCCTGCTTTTGCATCTCCATCTTCTCTTCACGCTCTTGTTTCTTTACACGCTTAACCTTTAGTAATTGGTTGGCGAGCTTAATATTTTTAAGTTCTCTAATATCAATGGCATCCTCAAGATTGATATCTCCCTTGGATAAAGCCATTTGAATGTTGGCTTCAAGCTGAGCCTTCTGCTCTTCGTCCGGAGATACTTCAATGAAAATACCAAAGTCGTAAATGTACAAGTCCTTAATCTCATTAAGGATGGATACATTGTATTTACCAATCTTATTTGCAAAGTCATCTTTAAAGTCTGCGTATTGTAGAATATCTGCAACCCGGTAGGTAAGGGCTTCAGCAAGCGACCTATAGACAAATAAGCCTCCCTCAAGAATGTGGCGTGTAGCCGTATTGGAGTTAAGTGCAGCGAGCTTTTGGACCCCTACCAATGCGTTAGGGTCAGGCGTTGAACCATCACGAGCCTCGTTTAGACCGGTCACCGACCGAATCATATCAAGGTAGTGGTTATAGTTGGCTATCAGCATCTGTGTCTTACTTGCGCCTGAATTTGAAGTAAGCTGCTGAATAGGCACTCTTGCATTGTTAAAGTCTCCCTCTTGAGTATAGCTACGTCCAATGACGCTACCCGTTTGGAAGTATAGTCTTAAAGCATCTTCAGGATTATAGGCTGCCCCTGTTCCAAGGTCAACCTCATTGAGACCATCGGCATCAATGAATACACCATCAGGAACAGTACGTGCAATAACCTGCTGCAGCTTTAAGTGAGTAAGTTGGATAAGGTCAGCAAATGGAACCATCCTGCGTACAAGTGATTCAATAACCCCTTTGTACATTCTTGGTGCAATTGCTACATAGTTTGGTAGTGCGTGCTGTGAAGTGGACTTAGGGCGAACCATATTTTCAGACATCTTCCACTTGAGCAAAATATTGGTGCCCATTACCATCACTCCTTCATACCACACGTCAATAGTCTTTTCAATCTTTTCAAAGCGCCCCTCCTCCATCATTTCTACAGGAGGATTGAACTCATCATTTTTTTCTATGATACGAGTACCGCCTGTTTCAAGAATCTTTTTCTTATAGACCATTTTCTTGGTGGTCTTGTAGTTGAAGTAAAGCAGTGTTGCGGTATCGCGGTAGAACAAACTATTCTCGTAGAATCTCGCTACGTTATAGTAGTCATACCAACTCTGAGAATACATTGATATCTCCTGCATCTGCTCACGAGTGAGCGTAGGGTCTATCTTCAAAAGCTCAGTAATAGGAAGTGTTTTGATTTCTCCCCAATAGAAACAGTCCTGAAAATATGGATCTTCAGTATAGCTGTATACAACATTAGCAGGGTCTACGTATGAAATCTGTACACCTGCTCCGGGAAGAAACTCGTGCTTAGCACATCCAATACCAATCACTGCTAAGTCGTAATCAATACGCTTGCGTGTGTCTTGATAATGATTCTCATCAAATATTGTATTGATAGCCTCTTCTTCCGCTATTTCAATTGCAGGCTTATAGTTAAGCTGCATATATAAAGAGAGCTCCTCGTCTGTTGCGGGAAGCTCATCAGGATTCATTGTAAAAGGGTCAACTCCTGTTGACTCCTGTATTTGCAGTAGCACATCTTTTGCAGCCATCTGCCCCTCAATCATATCTTGATACTTACTACGATTGGATTGAGACATCGCATCCTGTGCATAAGCTTTCACTTTAAATAAGCGGTCGCTCATTCCGTTAACAACAATATCTACAAACTTTGGCAAAATAGGTACGGGCGTCCAATCTAAATTCAAGTATGATAAATCTCCATCTATTGCAAGTTCATTTTTATACTTCTCAACAGACTGCTCACCACGAGCATATAAACGTAAGCGATGAAAGTCGCGCCATTGGTTGTAATATCTGCATTGATTTCCATCTTTCCTAAACCATTCATACTGAATACTTTGCGCTACTTGTAGACCAAACGCATCGGAGGCTTTCTCCGCATCAGAAACAAACTGACTTGGAAAACCTGTTGGCGATATATTAATTACAACATCTTTCATTTATATGTGTTTCCAAGTTATATTATTAACAATAGATGCAATTGTTGTTTTTTGAACACTAAATTTTAATGCTAACTTTCTTTGGCTTATTCCCTTAGCATTCAATCTTCTTATTTCTAAAACATCTTTTGCTGTAAGTTTTGAAGCGTGATTATGTTGTCCTCTTTTTGCAGAAGCAATCATTTTGCTTTTAGTATCTTCTGAAACTACAACACCATATCTATGGTTTTTTTCTCCTTTTGCCTTTTCAGACATTTTTCTTTTTGTCTCTTCAGAAATTATTTTTCCTTTATGAAACTCAGATATTCTTTTTTTATGCCACTCGGAAATGGTTTTTCCCTTATTAGGAGCACCCATTTTTTCTCTTGCCTCTTTGGTATGTTTAATCCCTAATACACCATCTCCACCTCTTGTGATATTACAAAGAGTGCCACCATCCTCCTTTCTTTTATACAAATCAATAAATTCTTTTTCTTTTTCTTTTGCAAATCCATAAGTTATATTATCAAAAAGAATCTCTATTTCATAACTCGTTTTGCCAACTATTGAGATCCAATATTTATTTCTATGTGTTTTTGAGTAAGCTCTACTAATAGAATTACCTATCCCAATATAAAATGGAACATTTAAATCAGTTCTTATATGTCTATAAAGGCACGCCATTCATCTAATAATTTGACTTTGTGTTCCACTGTTAGTGTACCTTGCGAAATTAATACTAATTTTCGACTCTTTTTTGTCAGGTAAATATACATTTTTTTGGTTTGCCATTATCGCTAACCCCGAGCTGATTGCTGCGTCAAACTTGGTTCTATCGCTAATATCAAAGCGTGCCCAATCCTCAAGTGTTCTTGTAAATGGCATCGTTCCTATCTCATCAGCAGGTCTATAAGTGCTTGTCAAGTCAAAACCAATATACTTCTCTATGTATGTTTCTATGGCTGATGCGTGCGCCTGCTTTACTTCTTCAGAAGAGTTTGGTATACCACCAAGTTCACGCTCAGTTTTACTAAGCTTATTAAGTGTGCGGTCAGGTCGGTTCATACAGAAGTGACGATAGCCTCTGTTTTTAAAATGATATAATAGACGAGGCTTGTTGTTCTCCGCAAGCACCGGCATACCATAGAAAACGCAAGCCATCAGCACCTCTTCAAAGAATATCTCTGCCGTTTGAGGACGGGCGATATACTCTAAGAAAAACTGACTTACAGGTGCATCATCCAAATGATACTTGGTCATTCCGTGCAAAGAACCATTTGACCCCCTGCCACCAACCACCGCTGAGATATCATAGGGGTCACAGCCAAAGGACCCGAGATGTTCATTACCGGGGTACTTGGCACCACTTCTATTGATGACGTTATTTTGCATATTAGTGGGTGGCACCCAACTAATTAAGAACCTACCCCTGGGGTCAGGAGTCCATACCACTTTGGTATCCTTCTCCCCGTCTTTCCAATGAAATGTTCCACGTGAAACATTATGCGCCTGAATCTGCGAATCATTGTAGTCAATCTGCTGATATATCTTGGTTAGGTTAAATAGCGCTTGCTTACTTTCATCC